CAAACTTTAAAAATTAAAAGAATGAAAAACAGTAAGAGCAAATCTTTCAGATTTGTAGCAAGCACTTCTGCATCTGATCGCTATAATGATGTCATAGATCAGAATGGATGGGATTTAAAAGGCTTCAATGCAAATCCTGTAGTTTTATTCAATCACAATTCTCTTGATCTTCCTATCGGTAGGGGAAAAGTAGAAGTAAAGAATAATCAATTGATGATTGAAGTAGAATTTGATCAATCTGATGAATTTGCAAAGAAGATTGAGCAAAAAGTGAAAGATGGATTTATCAATGCAGTATCAGTTGGCTTTAATCCAATAGAAGCAACTCCTAGATCAAGCCTTGATAAGAATCATAAATACTATTCTAAATTTGGCACTTTATTTTCAAAAGCAGAATTGCTTGAAGTGTCAATAGTCACAATTCCTGCAAATAGTGAGGCAACTATGGCAAAAAGCATTCAGAAAGGGCTTAAAGGCTTTATTCGTCAAGTAGTACAAGAAGAAATCAAGCATATCTTAGAAGTGGAATTTCTTGATGATGGAAATTATCGAGTCACTTTTGAGGGAATGCCTGAAGAGGAAATGCCTGCTGAAGAGGAAATGCCTGCAGAAGAAGAAGCATACAAAGAAGATGAAAAAGATATGAATGAAGAAGATCAAGAGGATGAAGTTAAGAATCTGCTTGCTCAAGTATTGAAACATTTAAAAACAAAACAATAATCAATAGAGAGGATATATCTATGGATAAAATAGCAAAAGAAATTATCGCTCAGATCGATAATGCAGCAAAAAATACTGATGGTAAAATTGCCAATATTGAAAAGCAAGTAGATGATTTGAAAAAGGCGCAACGCTTGATTCAAGAATCATCTTATCGCACTGAGATCTCAGTATCAGGCAATGAAGATGAATTGAAATCTTTTATCAATGATGATGGTTCAGTACGTTGGAAAAGTGGCAAGACTGTTGTAGCTACAAAAAACGGAAATCGTCAAGTAGTAGAAAAAGGATTGTTAGATTCTGAAACTGCTTGCTCTCAATGGCATGCAGATTTGATCGAAATGCACACTACAAAAAGCATGGCTCGTTTGTTATTGCGTGGTGGTGAAACTCCTAAATTGGATTTGTCTATCGAGCGTCACTTGCAAAAAGCCCCCCGATCAATCAAAGCAGGAATTGAAAAAGCTATGTATGACGGATCAGGTTTTGGCGCTGAATTTGTACCTGATGAATTTCGTGCTGAGTTGTATCAAGAGTATCAAGTTCCTCGTGTAGTTCGTGGCTTGTTTCAAGAATTGCCTATGCAAAATAATACTTTGTTAGTTCCTCGTGTGACTGGTGGTCGCCCTTATTTGAAAGGTCAAGTTACTTCTGATATGCCTGCTGCTTATCAAGCAAGCAATATCGGAGCTGCTCAAAAGCAAGTATCTGTTGCAGGCTTTGCTTCTCACTTTGTTATTGATGATGCCTTAGTAGAAGATAGTGCAGTGGCCTTAGTTCCTGCTTTGCAACAATTGATCGCTCAAGACATTGCAGATTCTATTGAGGACTGTATTATCAATGGTGATAATGCTGCAGTTCATCAAGATGATTTAGCAAACTGGAATATTCGTTCTCGTTGGGGTGCTAGCGGCTTAGGCGGCTCTTCTGATCATAGACGTGGCTTTATCGGCTTGCGTGCTGCTGCTTTTGATCGCTCTTCTACTTTGGATTTCAGCGGAACATTGACTGCTGCAAAAATCTTGAATTTGGCTTCTAAGATGGGCGAATTGGCAATCTCTGATCGTGTTTTGATTGTATCTCCTGAAGCATTGATCTCTCATATTATGCCATTGGCAGAAGTATTGACTATTGACAAATTTGGCCCTGCTGCTTCTATTTTGTCAGGTCAAGTTGCTTCTATCTTTGGAATGCCAATTGTAGTATCTCGCTTTATGAGCGCAGATATGAATGCAAGTGGATTGTTTGATAATGTGACTACTTCTAAGACTGGTATCTTAATGGCTAGCCGCAACTCTTGGAAAGTATTCTCTAAACGTGGTATCGTAGTTGAGCAAGACAAGGAAATTCAAGCAGGCGCTATTCATTTAGTTGCTACAGAGCGTATGACATTTAACACTTTGGATGCTGATACAACTAAAAACGTTGCTTTTGGCTTCAATCTTTAATCTATAGGAGTTTAAAATGGAATTGTTATTACATGCTCGCTTGACTGGTACAGGCACAAATACAGACGGGACTTATTTGCCTATCAAAGGGCGCTATGAAGTTAAATCTGCTCAAGTAGTAGATTTAGCAGGAGTAGCTGCAAATGGTAGCAACTATGCTGAAATCAAAGTATTGGGAAATGATCAAAGCACTGCCTTGTTTCAATGGTCTACTAAGACTGGAGAAGAGGGCGCTTTAACTCAATATGCACAGGCAGAATTGGCTGATCAAGAAGCTACTGAAAAGGCAATCTTAAACGATGAGCCTTTAGTGGTACAATTGGCAAAAGCTGGAACTGGTGTTAATGTTGATTGTTATGTTTGTGTTCGATTGGTAAAAGCCCGATCTTACTAAGTTGATATGGGGAAATTATGAGTTTAGTATCTGTTGCAAATGTTAAAGAATACTTGCCTGAGGTTCAAGGCACTGCTGCAGATACTGATCTCTCTAATTTGCTTGAAAGAGTTGAAGCGATTATTGCAAGATTTCTAGGCTTTCCTGTAAATGATTCAGGTTCTCTTGCTCTAGTCGCTTCTACTTATACTCTTTATGTAGATAGCCCTGCTCTATTTGATAGGGCAGTTCTACAAATTCCAATTAAGCCTATTATATCAATTACTAGTGTTTATTCTGATCTCGATAGAGAATATACTGCAGATACAGAAATTCATAGCAATGAATATACACTTGATAAAGAAAAGGCTCAAATCATCTTAAAGAATAATGTTGCTACAGTAGGCTTTAATGAGGGATACAGAGCAAACAGAATTATCTGTTCAGCAGGCTTTGATAGTGATTATACAGACTTGATTCATGCTATCTGTGTATACACATCTCACTTATACAGAGCAAAAGCAAATCAAGGCAAAAAGAGCACAAGCATCAGAAATGCAAATACAACATTTTTAGCAAATACAATGCCTGAAGAGGTCAAGCAGATTTTATATTCTTTTCGATCTTCTTCTATGGTTCTTTGAGAGGCTTGAAAATGGAAATTAACGAACTTTCGCCACAGTTAAAAGGCGCAAAGACTAGGCTACTTAATGAACTTGAAAAAACGCTCAAAATTTCTGCTCTGAGAATGGAGGGCAGATCGAAGCAAGTAGCATTTTCAAGATTCAGAAATCAAACTGGTAGATTAAGACAATCAATAGCAGGGCGATTTGCTTATATTGATGGCAAGCCTACTGCAATACTACAAGCAGGGGGCGCTTTTGGTGGCTCTGATGTTAACTATGCAGAATATATTGAATTCGGTACAAGGTTTATTAAGCCTAGATTATTTCTAGGGCGATCAGTAGCAAAAGAGCAAGAGGAGCTTAAGCCAAAACTGAATAAACTATTAGAGATAGCATTGTTTGAGGGATAAATGGCAGATTCAAGAATATATCAAATACTTCAAGCGATTCAAGGAAAAGTAGCTGCAGATTTTACTGCAGGCGCTTCTGAAATTGATATGACTGATCTATGCTTAATCGGATTGATTGATCAGCCTACTCAGATCCCTCTTGCTTGCTGCTCTTTTCTTGAATTTACTACTGAGCATGGCTTGCACTTAGGATCTTACACTATGACTCCTCGATTCGAAGTATATGTATTTGTTGGGGGCGGAGATGTGCAAGAACGGATAAAAAACGCAATGAATCTATGCTCTGATATGATTAAAAACTTGACTGCTGACAGGTTCTTATCTTTGGGATCAGGCTATATTGATGATGTGCTATGCTCATTTACGGCCATAGATGGGGATCGCTATGGGCTTGAGGGTATTGGAATCGGATATATCGAAATCACTACACCTTTTCAGAGCAGAACAGGAGTTTAGAAGATGACTTGGTGGAATAAAGACTATAGACGCAGACAAGCAATTACTATTGACGCTACAGGCGGCACTGGTATTCCTGC